TTTTTATTATTTTTTTTAATATAATGAAATAAAATAATAAAAATGTAATAAAATTTAATAAAAATAAAATATTTAATCAAGTTTAATACAAATTTAATGATTTGTACCGGGGAAGTGGCGTGCAACCAGTTCCCCTAAAAATAAAATTGTAAACTACGTTATAAAAAACAAAATTTACGTTATATTTAAAATGAACATGAACAACAACATAAATAGCAGCCTCAAAATCTTTGTCATTTAAGACAGGAAGCGGATTCTAACCGACTCCACCAATGAGAACGAATCTATTAAGCCATTGAGCTGTTTGTATTTGAGAGTTTTTGGTCCTTTAAAAAGGCAAACGTATTACTCACAAACGGTGCGGCTGACCCGCATTGTATTTGGTTAAAAATGCACTATAATTCTATCGGTTATGCACTGTGTATAAAAAAGCACAGCATAGACATCGAAACCTGACGATAATTATATCGCCAGTCTAAATATATAAGCTAGTGTACGTAAAACTACTAACTGATAGACAAATCTACATTTAAGAATCTAACAATTGAAGACTGGATCTTCAACAATTCCTATTGGACTCTCCCTTTGCACGCGTTCAATATTCTCATTGATCTTGATTCTGACAAACACCTCCATCTCTCGATAGGTATAAGGCCAGCTCATTCCGAATTTGAACAACGCAACATTCGCTTGTTCGCGAATTCTTTCATACTCTTCTTCTCCTCGCCACCAAGCGAACCTGAAGGCGTTCTGGATGTTAACTGAAAACTGATCATCTGGAGTCAACGCGGAATCATCTCTAACCCAGTTAAGCAACTGGTAGATGATAGACAAATTTGGAACTGCAATAAATTTGTCTTGGACAAGCTGAAAGTGATTTTTTAAGAACTGACATTCCAACAGTGTTGTTGCCTGAAGGACTGTGCTTTTGTCTGGGGCTGTGAGTTCAAAGCCAAGTTCTGAATAACCTTGAACAATTGTGTCGATATTGATGTACCTGCGTGCCAAGCGAGACACTGCAATTACGACATCATCAGCAGCGAGAATAAATTTGACATGAGTCAAAATGAACGCTGTTGTAGCCCATTGTGGATCTATTTTCATTAAGATCCTACGACAGATAAGCAAGATTGTCATGACATGAATTTCTGAATTTTCAATGAAGGTGCCTGGGTGACCTGAAAGTAATCCTGCTTGTTTGTGATACATAACGTCCTCGAAAACGACGTCTGCATCTGTGTAATCTATTGCCAGACAATATGCGATTTTCGAAATATCTGGCATTTTTTCTCCTCTTGATTGATAAGCCTTGTTGATCAGACTAAGCCTTGCTTTTGTTGTCATTAGAAGATGTTGAAGAGAAACCTTCGACTCCCAAGCCTTAACATCGAAATCCATGACGTAATCATGGTACTTAAGATGTTCTGCAACCTGGTGCCAATGGCGCTCTGGATCTACTCCTAAAGCAAACGGCATAGTGCCTCCTTGATCCCAAACATTCTTTACGAACGTCATAAAATCTTTGAAGCACTCATTGTAGAGGATCTGATGGATAAAATTGCCAGTAGCAACTGTCCGAGTTTTTGGGGTTTGAATCTTGTTTTGACCGACCAATTCCTTCTTTCTGAATTCGAGTTTGAAGTTCCGAGGAATGACACCCTGGTTGTAGTACGACTTATAAAAATCGACTTCGGAATAGGTCTGTTCTGATATTTGCCATGTGCTTGAGACTGGATCAAATCTGATGAATGGTGATTTGCCAACAACGCCACGTTCATTCTTGTATGGTAAACCTGCACAAGTCTTGGTGTTTATCGACGTAGAGCCCTTCATACGGATGCCTGTAATTGCCTGCTTCGTGCCGTAGACTTTAACCTTGCCAAGATTAGGAACATAGGTCTGATATGTCTGGATCAAGCCTGCGACCATGAATCTCTCTTCTTCCTGTGTGAAAAAAGGCATATTAACTCCATTAGTCTTGTTGAGTGATACTTGCATGAAATGTCGAGCACCTTCAGCGATTCGAGGACCTCTAATATCTTGAATAGCAGGCTCACTTTCTACTGGAAAAGCTCCGTGGATTTTTGATGGTCTAAATCCACTAGATCTAGAGACTGCCTGACT